TTTCCTGCAACCTTTTCACTACTTTTATCGTCAAAGCTATAAATAACATTGATAATAACATAAAAAAGAAAGGAAAAGATTATGATTTTAAGTACAACTTTACTGTGTTTCTCAGTGTTTAAAGGGGTTCTCTGATGCTCTGATAACTTGAAAATGCCGCAATCATGCACCATGTTGCACAATTGCGGCTCTTAACGCTGAAAATAAACTGAACAAAAACTGCACGGAATTATGGCAACACTTAGACTATATTTAGATGCAAGGGTAAAAAGGCAGGATGGTACGTTCTCCATCCGGCTTGCTGTCAACCACCATGGTGGGACTGCCTTCATATCCCTCAATCAATACTGCAAGAAGGATGAATGGGATAAAAGGGCTTGCAAGGTGCGCAAGCGTCCGGATCGTGATGCTATCAACGACTTCCTGCTTGACCGTCTTAATTTCTATAATAGAATGATGATGAAGGCGCAATGCAGGGAAACATACCGTGGCGACATTACGGCTAGGGAACTCCGGGACTTAATCATGCTTGAAGCCGAGCCTGCAAGGGAGAAAGTCGCCCTGCTTCGTGATGGCTTCATTGCCTACGAGGGCAGGAATCTGAAAAAGAACACGATAAACAGATATAAATATACTTGGGCAAAGATTGAAGCTTTCCTTGGGAAGGAAAAAGCGGCTCTGCTTACATACGATGAGATTAACCGCTCTTGGCTTGAAGATTTCGATGCGTTCATGGCAAAGGAAGGCTTGTCTAGGAATACCAGAGCCAGCAGGATGCTCTGTGTCGCTGCTGTCTTCAACCTTGCGATAGATAATGAGCAGACGAAAAACTACCCTTTCCGCAGGTACAGTCTCCGGCTTGAGACAACGAAAAAGCGAGATTTGTCTGTTGAGGAAATCCGCTCTATCTTCGAAGCTGGTGGTGATGAACTGGTCGACATGTTCCTGCTGATGTTCCTGCTGATTGGTATCAACGTGAGTGACTTGTTTGCCTTGACAAAGGAGAATATCGTCCGTGGTAGACTGGAATACGACCGGGCGAAGACTGGCAGGCATTACTCCATACTCCTTCATCCCGAAGCTCTCCGAATCATCGAAAAATACAAAGGGGAAAATAAGCTGCTTCGTTTCTCGGAGCATTTCAGGAACGTTGATGTCGCAACGGTAATGATTAACAAGAAACTCGCAAAGGTGCGCCCAGGGCTTACTACGTACTACGCTCGCCATACGTGGGCATCTATAGCCTTCAATCTTGGAATTCAAAAGGACGTGGTGTCGCTTGCGCTGGGTCACTCGTTCGGTGTCCGGGTAACTGATACCTACATCAATGCAGACCTATCGAGAGTAGATGAAGCAAACCGCAGGGTTATTGATTACGTGCTATACAACAAAAAATAGCCTTATTTCTTGCGAATTTGCCGCAGAAACGGCTCAAATTGTTTTTGGGGATAGTTTTACGTGCTTACCACGTAAACGCCACAGAACGCAAATTTCGGGGTAAATCGGGAAAAGAGCACAAAAATACCCCAGCGGTGAAAAAGTCGAGTCGCTGGGGTAATAAGTGGAGACCACTTTAAACATTCAGTGATGCAAAGGTACGCTTTTCCTTTGAAAACACCAAATTATTTACCAAAAAATTTCTTTCTCAACAAATCATTGATAAATCGTGACTTGTTGGGCAATGCGTTGAGGAAAGGCAGCAGGTCGTTGTCTATCTGTATGCCAACTAGCTTGACCGTTGCGCCTGCACCCTTCTTCGTTCTCTTGATGTTTCTTTTATTATTCTCCATATCCGTGATTCTTTACTGGTTCTCCATTTACTCGCAAAAGGTTGCTCTGATAGATGCTACACCTCTTCGGGTTCTTTCGTGGCGTGCCATCCTTCTTGCAGGTCATACCTCGATATACGAGGCAAGGCAAGGGGTATTCGTAGGTTCCATTCACAACATCCCAGCTTTCAACCCTTATCGTGTCGCAGTGGTCGCTGATATAATCGCCAACATTAACTGGGCTGTGCTCGGTAGCAAATGCTCTTGCCAGTACTCTTCTTTCGTTCTCAGCCTTCACGTTGATTTCGTGCAAGGCTTCTCTGTACTCTTGTTTTGTCATTGTCTTCTGTCTTTTTTAAATTGCCTATCTAACTTCGTTTTCATTCTGTTCATCTTGTGCTCAAGCCTGCCAATCTGCTTATAAGATAACCACTCCGGCTTGATATTCAGTTCCAGCCAGTACTGGCGCATTTCCTTGCAATGCCGGGCGATGCTCGGGAAATAGAGGTGTCGCTCGTATGGGTTGCGAAGGAAGTACTTGCAATCGGATAATAGACGACCAAGCATCATGTATTTATGCTTTTGCCCTTCTCCAAGACTGACAAGCCTTCCGTTGTCCCCGATCCACAGCATTGCTCCCTCTCCCTTCCAATTAAAGTCGAAAGCCTTGCTTACCGGATAATAATAGCCATCGAGCACCGTGCCTTCCTTTAGGTCTCGCCCTATCTCTCGCAGGCAGGTTCTTCCCCAGCTGGTCGTTACCTCAACCACTGCTTGTGCTGGTATCTTGTCGTATTCCTTCATATCTTGCCAAATTTAAATTTCTCGTTCCGTGATGTAATACTTGTATGTCACTCCACCCATTTTAACCTTGAAGTGTCGGTCTCCTTCTTCCATCATTTCTGCAAATGGGTTGTTCCTGAAGGTTTCCTTAATTCGAGAAAACCTTTCCTCCATTATCTCCTTGTTTCTGTAGTCTTCGATGTGACTATCAACTTGCCCAAGGCTATTTTTGCCGTTCAAAATGTATTGTTTCATATCTTGATATATTGTGCAGGGCTTGCGCCCTGCTGGTTAATACTTTTCTATCCAATACTCTGTAGTGAAGATTCCGAGAATTACTTTTTCAACCTTGAAATATCCTTCTCTTACCAAGTATACTGTCGTTCCCTCGCATTTCTTATAATGCTTGAACAATCGATTCAAATATTTCTCAGCATCATACTTGCGTGTTGATGAACTGAGAACCTCTGGCTCTTCTCCCTGGAACTGTCTCTTGACGTGATACATTTTTCTTGCCATGCTTTTATCTCCTATCTTTAATCGTAAAGCTCTTTTAATCCGTCTCGCTCGTTAAGTTGGGCTGCAAGCTTATCGGCTTCTTTTATTTCTGAAAATCCGAACCACTTGTTTGAGTGCTCAACAACCTTGTCTCTTCCGTTGATTTCGGGTTTTACGAGTGCTACGGTATAACTTCCGTAGCACTCGATAACTCTCCATACTTTCCAGTCGCTCATTTCTCTGTCCTCCCTTGATTACTTAGCATACAATGTTACAACCAATCCTCTTCTGAGTGCGCAGCGGCAAGCGTCCATACCTGCCTTCAATGCTCGCTTGATGAACTTGTTAAAAAGTTCTGCTCCGATGAGCTTCAAGATTCCGCTTACTCCTACGAGTGTGTTTATCTTCTTGCCATCCTCTGTGCGTCCGAAGACCTTGATACGGAAGTTAGAGTTGATGAACTTTGTAGTGAACTCTAAAATGTTTGAATTTGACTTTTTCATTTTCTTTGGCTTAACCGTGCTGCCTAGGGCTTAAATTACTGAATGTTTCAAAGTGCTTATCTCCTAAACACGATGCAAAGATATTAATATTTTTCGGTTCTACCAAAACTTTTCCCGAAAGATATTAATATTTTAACTTTTATTGGCTGTTTATGTCGTAAGCACGGCTATTTTCGGTCGTTTTCGGTCGTTTCCGGTCGTTTCCGGTCGTTCTAGGGTAGTTTTCCACGCTCTATACAATAATAACCTGCACGCATTAGCTAGAATGAATATATCTAACTCTCATATCCCATACCCCTTTTCTCTCAATAAAAAGTGTTCTTCAAACAAAAATGGGCAGAAAAACGCTCTCCTGCGCTTCCTGCCCTTCTTAAAATTGATATTATGATTGAACCTATTGAACTCTCTTCTTGATGCGCTCCTTTATCCAGTTAACGGCAATGAGTGCCAGGAATAGCAATACGCAATCGCCAGCGAATAATCTTATCTTATGCCATGTACTCGCTGGCTTCTCTACCTCCTTGGTCTTGTATCGGGTCACGTAATACTTTACCTTTACGGTGTCGGTCACGAATTTGTAAATGTCGCCCACGATGGTGTCCGTCTTGGTTGTCGTCTTCCATCTGGTAGTCGTAAGATTATGCCACCGCTCCTTTATGATGGTATCGCCCTTGATGTACACCAGCACGCTGTCATGCTTGTATATGCTGTCGTGCTGCTGGGTGTCCTGCCAGTGGATCTGTCGCTGGTTCACGCTGTCACGTCTTACACTGGTGTGTGTGCTGTCGTGATAAACCGTGTTATTTTGCGCTGATTTAGTGCAGGAACAGCCAAAAATCAAAAGTGGGGTAATTATAAACATGGCGAGAAATAACGCCACAGAACGCAAATTTCGCCCTTTTCTTGAATTTTCCATACTTTATAAACGTTAGATTGATATGTTTATTACGCAAGCATCTCAATTTTCAAAGCTTCCTTGGCTCGCTTCAAATACTTCTCGCAGGCTGCCAGTCCATTGTACCCTCCGTTTATCTTCCTGCGGATAGCCTTCAGGTCGTCTTTGTCTGCCAGTTCATTGCAGCCGAAGGTGTCGAATACCCACATCGAGGATTTTGTCGCTCCCAGAGAACGCTCCAGAAGTTCGGGGCTGCCCACAACATCGAAGCCGCAATAATTGGCATACTTCCGATAGTTGGCTCGCCCGGTAATCTGTATCAATCCCCTACCCTTATACTTCACGCCATCGCCCTGCTGGGTGTTGCCGAGGTCTTTCCTGCCCTCGTAGGCTCTGCCGCTGGCCAGTTCCTTTGTGTATCTCAACTCTCCGCTTTCGTGCGCAATTTGCGCAAGATAATGAGCCATCCTCAGTGGGGTGTTAATGTGGAAATGCTCTGCCCATCCGTTGATGATTGAAAGGTAGGTGTCTGCCCTGCTGCCTGCATTCGGCATTACCTTTAAAAGCTGCGCTCTAGTTATCCTCATTATCTCCTCCTTTCTTCCGCTCTTCCTTCATTATCTCGACAACCGCCTTCGCAATTTCATCCTTATTTTCGAGGATCACCTGCATAGTGCGGTCTTGCTTGCGTATCTCAGCCTTCTCGTATGCCTTCTCCCGTATGCTCTTAAACTCGCACAGAAGCAGATACACCGTCCAGGCGATGGCGAACATAGGGAAGGGAGAGATAATACACGTAGCCACGTCCATAAGCGAAGCGATACCGAATGTCGGGAAATACTTCTTCGCCTTGTCGCATGTTTTCTTCAACCCAGTTGACGTTCTTGCAACATGAAGTTCCTTCGCCTTCTGTATGCCTGCTATCAGGTCAATTGTCATCGCTATCAGAATTGTAGCGAAACAGATAAAAATTACTAGGGCGCACAGATATAGGTGGTGCACCTGAAAATCGTGAAATACTTCGCTCATATCAATTTATTTTTTTTGGTTATTCCAATTTCTCCCAGTCGATGGTCACGCCCTTCCCGATGATGTCTGCCGTCCACCTGCAGAATGCCATACCCTCGTATCCGTCAGGATCACTGGCTACGGCAATAGCATACTGTACGCAGTCGCTCTCGGTCTTGATTACCTTCGGGTAGAAGTCCGCATAAGCCATATTAGCCAAATAGAGAATATCCCCGAGGGTCGTGCCCTTTGAGATTATCTCGTTGTTTGTCGCAAGCCGGATTTCGTCTACCGTCCAACGGTGGCTCGTTCCGTCTACGTTCTTCATCTGCTCGCTTGCCTTGATTGCTAGCTGCTTCGTGAAGTGGTAGCCGTGCTTGGCAACGTATGCCACGTACCCACTGGCTCCCATGAGTGCCTTTGCTGCCTTCTCGTATGGTAAGCTGTGGATGATGTCGCTCTCTTGGTGCTGGTGTCGCTCTTCCTCGCTATCGCAGGAATGGCGCAAAACGATAATTTTCTTCATTGTGCGCCCTCCTATCCTAGTTTGTCGAGTAACTGTTTAACCATGCCACGAATGCCGCTTATATCGCCCTCAAGTGCCTTGAAACGCTTTTCGGTTTCCTGCTTCTCCTTGATTGCCGGGTTCAAAGCTGCAAGAAGTTCTTCGCCCTTCGCTTTCCGCTCCTTGCTTGGCTCGTATGCCTTGATTATCTCATCGGCTTCATTTACCAATTTCCCGACTTCGGGCAAAAGGTCTGCCTTGTCGGTTGCCAGTACGGTTTCGCCTGCAAAGGTTACTCCCAGGTGTTCGGGTATGGTGTAGATGGTCTGCTTTCCCTCCACCTCGATTGTTACGTCTCGCATGGGCTGTCCGCTGCTGGAAATGGTTGCGATGCCAGTGTTGATGTGCGGCTGGTTGTCTACGACCTTGCCTTCCTTAACTTCCACCGTCTGCTTGTCTAGCAGATAGACCGGGTGATTTCTCTGTATATTCTTAAATTCCATAATGCGCTCTTTTTAGATAATTCGATAAATAGACAAAAAGGGGTCTCACTGATAGAACAGCGAGTTGCCCCTTGATAGATTTTGTTTAGACCGCCTACGCTCCAGTGGTGGTTGTGGTGGTCTTCAACGCTGCAATAAGTTCAGCGTTCTGTCGCTGCTGGCTCAACTCCAGGCGTGCATCGTTGTACCGCTGCTGCAAATCCTGCTGCCAGTGATTGTTCAGTACATCGATAACTCGCTGGGTGTTGTCTTGGTTCGAGCGGATGATGTCGCACTTATCCTGCTGCATCTGATAGCCTAGTGCCGAGAAGCCTCGCTCTATGCTGCGGTTGTTGAAATCGAAGCCTCGCTGCATTGAGTTCTCGATGTTCTTCTGCCCCAGCTGGTTGTCGTAGCCCATCTTGATGATGTTCTGCTGGGTCTGGCAGCAGCAGTCCTTCAGTGCAATGGTCATCTGCAAGTTACCCTGCGAGATAGCATTGATTACTCGCTCTGCCGAATAACCAACTTGTCCGCTTATCTGCTGGATGCCTGCCTGAATGCCGCAAACAGAAGACTGCAATGCGTTGAAGTCGCAGTTCAAGTTAGCCGCCAGCGTCTTCAAGTCCTGGTTGTTGCCCTGGATTGCACCCATCAGCAAATCGCTGTTGTGGTTGTCGCTCATCTGAGTGCGAAGGCTGTCAATCTGAGACTGGATTTCGGAACGCTGAACGTTGCCGTTCTGTCCGTTCCAGCCATCACCGTACATGAATCTGAACATTCCCAGCATCATCATGTAGGCGAATGGGTTGTTCCAACCTCCACCCATACCACCGTTCATTGCTGCCAGCATAGTCGCTGGATCATTGTCTCTACCTCTAGCGAGCAACGCTGCTGCTAGGTTGTCATTGCCACCGTCCCCAGTGCAATAAACTTTTTCGATAGTGTCTGCCATAAAATTTTGAGTTAATTACGTTGCGGAAACCAAATATTGGAATCCGCTGCAAAGTTACTCTGATTTTTGGCTCGCTCCAAAAAGTTAGTACACTGGTATTTATCAAATTATTGTCAAAGAACGCTTTTGGTTATTTTCTTTTTATTTTTTGATTAAACACAAATCGGCTCAACGTCCTTGTTAAGAAGGGTCGCTTGTGCCGTGGCAAGTCGATAAACTCGAGACGTGCTGAGATAAGTGTAAGCCATCTTGCAAAGATGTCTCACTGCTGGAACGGTGCGGTTTAATACGGTCGCAATGGTCGTTATGCTGAATCCTGCGTGTATCATCTGCTCAACGACCATACATCGTGTCATTACGAGGTTTTCTGCTCTCGACTTGCCGAGAACGTCTTCTCTCGTAATGCTCAACTCTCCGCTCGGCAGTTCAATAGCGCAACACTTAATTACGTTGTCTATAACTCGCCATAGTTCTTTCTCCTTGTCATTCATAATAAAATGTTTTAATCGTTGCCCAACATAGAATCAATCATTCCATCAATGGCTTCATCGGTCATGCTCTTCTTAATAGAAGGATCTGCGCCAATTGACTTCATCATCATAGCTACCCAGGGGTTGTCACTCTCCAGCGTGGATTGTATCTGTTCCTTGTATGCTTCGTGAAGCTCGCCCGATTCCTTAAAATCCAAAAGAACCGTGCGCAAGGCTTTTACAGCGTAGTTATCCATCAGCAGGGGATTGTCCCTTGCCGATGATAATTTAGTAAGAAGCACAGCCAGTGCTTCATGTAATTGTTTCTTATTCTTCTTCATATTGTCTTACTTTTAAATTTCTAAAGTCAGCGACTTAGAGTTCAAGTTTACCACCACAAGCATATCTTCTTGAGGTTTTAGTAACTCCAGCTTTAGGAGTTACTGGTTTTGCTCTACCTGTTTTATTTCTCATAATAATTTATTTTATTTATACAATTTTATTTGTTTTGAACAAACTCTGCAACAACAAGTGTAGTATCATCTGTCTTGATTAAGCGTACATAGATATTCCATGACATAGCCAAATGGTCAATCTTATCAAAAAGTGGACCATGTGATGATACTTCCATTTTATACATGTAGTGATTATTATTGGTATGGCAATAAATGTTACCTCCTTGTGCTCCTGCGAAGAATATCTCCAAGATACCTCCTCTCGATGCCTTTTGAAACCAATCATATACGTTGATATTCTGTGAATAATCCATATTAACAATCTGATGATTTCCAACAAATGGAATACTTATATATCCTGTGTTGTCTACTTCAGTTCTATAATCATAAGTATTAACAATAGCTGTGTTAAAACTTGCTTTTATTTTCGCCCAAAGCTTCTTTAGTCCACTTTCATCTAAGAAATTCATACAAACCTCCTTTCTAATTTAATGCATCAATTACCGATATTGGGATTGCGCTGTCCGCAGTAGCACCAGAAGCTATTCCATCAAGTCTATTCTTGTCTCTAATAGACATGAAGCCTGACATATTTGATGTGGCATCTTTAATTACTACTTCTTTAATCGTACCATTAAAATTAAGGAAGTATATAACCTGCTGTAGTTTCTGTCCTTCTGGTGTAACATCGAGAACCTTTTCCTCTACTCTAATGGTACTAATGTCAACTGTCTCACTCTTCTTAGCATAATCTGCTAAACTTTGATGAGAAGTAAGATAACCTTTATCGTTACTAAGTTGACTTACTTTTGTAGGTATTTCACTCTTCTTAGCATAATTTGCAAGGTCTACTGTAGCACGGAAGTCTCCGAGTTTCTCCCATTTTGAAGCATCATAAGTTGCACTGGTATCACCAGTATAAATATATTCCTCATATTGATTCTGGGTAACACCACTAGTATCTCTAATAAGATAAATATGCTTCTTAATATTAGTTGTAGGAAGAGCAGTTACTACTTCTGCAACTGTAGTATCAAGATTACCTAATTGGGCTAATGGAACATAGCCATTTGCATCAAGTCCTGCAATACCATTAGCTGAACCAATCCCTTTAACTGAACCATCTGCTATAAGAACTTGTGTAGAAGTACCATTAGTCTTTTTAAACTGTAGAGCTGAAACATTTCCAGAAATATTAATATTTCCATTTATAGTACCACCAGTTAATGATAAATAATTAATATTAACCCAGTTCTTAATCTTCTTCCAAAAGGAAGCAAGTCCAATTGCGTCTAAAAATTGCATAATCTATTGTTTTAAATTGTTATTTACTAGTAATATCTGTTATCTGTTCCTCCGTGATTGCTGGAGGGAAGTCCTTCGTCACGATGTCGGTCACTCTGTTTGAAATATCCTTGTAGATGTCCGTGCCGAGTTTTTTTGCTGTCACGCTGCCGTCTCTGATGTTTCCAGTTGATATACAGTCCTCGGTCAGATGGTCGTGTTTGACCGCTCCCGGTTGCAGTTTATCTGAGGTTACACAATTGGATGCTAGGTGTCTGTTCTTTACAGAGCCATCGGCAAGCTTCGCTGCCGTTATCGCCCCATCCGCAATTTGCGCTTCCGTTATTGTTATCTTGGCGAGTTCACTCTTGATAATCCTAACGACCGCATCGTTCTCCAGTTTATCGTCCATCATGGCAAGCATCCTGCTTAACTCGACAACGATGTCGTAAATTTCCGTGCCGACACGCACCGCTGTGTTTTCTCCAACCTGCGTTGCATCTCGTATCAGCTCTGCCATACGGAGCATTTTTTGAATATCCTCGTTCATGTCTTATGTGCTTTTAGTTGCCTATTGCGTGAATGTGTGCCCTCGTGCCTCGCTGTGGCTTCACTTCCCCTTTAGGGGTGAAGTATTTGAGGTATTCAAGGGCATCTGATAAATATCTTTCTGCCATGTTCATGATGTCGTTGTATTGCTTGTTGTTCGACAAATCTTGAACATGGTCTGAATAATCGTCTCTGTGGCGCATTCCACCTGCTCGGCTTATAATTGTGCCATCGGCACGAAAAAGCCTCGCATACGTGAAATAAGCGAGTGCTTTGCGTATTCCGCTGGTGTACTTCTGCACCTTGGTTTCTTCTTGGCTGCAATCGCCCTCCTTCTTGGTGGCGTATTCGCCACCGTCCAGGAAAGTTGCAGGCTGGAAATCGGGCAATACTGAATCGCCCCACTCTCCCTGCTCGGTCGCTGCCTTGAACCGCTCATACCCGATGGCTGGTATGATGTTCGCATCTTCGCATTCCCGAATGTATGCGTTCACATCATCCTCATCTAGGTGTGTGCTGGTCGGTCGTGCCAGTTCTCGGAACTGATCAACCGTGATAAGTTGTTTTCTTTGTTCTCCCATAGGCTCAATCAATTAGTCTATCGTGTTGTTCCCTGCCACCTCGCTGCTGATATACTTTAGCGGCTGTAGCTTGGGGTCTAGGTTCTGAATGGCTGGGTCGTGCCAATTCTCGAAAATCTTCTTGAAGGCTCGCTCGATGAAACGCTGCTCGGTTGTCACTTCGCCAGCATAGTATTCGTAAGCGTCCTGCATAACTTGTCCGCTGAATCCCAGCTTGCCAATACGGATGGAGTAGAAGAGTTCTTGGTGAAACTGGGCATAGATGCGTTCGATAACGCTGCTGTCGGTCACGGAAAACTCCTTGTCGAAGTTCTTCGTTGGGAAAGCAACAACCTTCGGCTCGTCTTCCTCGTTCTCAACCTCGACCGCAAGAATCTTCGCTGTGTTCTCGTCGCCTTGGAACTGCAAAAGGTCTTCATCGGAAATCATCTGTCCGCTCTCCACCTCTTCGCCATTCTCATCGAACTTCGGAACGCCTTTTTTTGTTACAAGCATACACGATACGAGGAAGTTGTTGCGGACGTTTCGCATCTTCACGTTTCCCAGTCCCTCATCGGTCGAAATCTCCGTGATGGCTGAATCGTAGCTGGCTGTCGGATAGATGAACTTTCCGTCTAGGCTCTGCCACAGAATCTGCCCCTTGTAGCTGTCGATGCCGCCAGCGTTCTCAATCTGTTCAAGAACGATGTCGGGGTCGGGATTGAAAACGTTGATGCGCTCGATAGTCTTGTCGTTCACCATCAACCGCTTTCCGTTCCTCGTTTTCTTCTGCTCCCAGTCGGGGTGCAACAAGACGTGCGCCACGTTCCCCTTGTCGTCCGTCTCTTCCAGTCGGCAATTCTCAAATGGTACGTGGCTCACGCTCGACACCTGCCCTAGAACGTTGTAGTTTACATGAAGGGCAAAGCCTCCAAAGCGTGCGAGGTCTTGCGCTACGTTCCTGAGCAAATCGTCTGCCGTGTCCCCCTGCTGGTTCATCGCCAACGCTGCTAGAATGTCGCTATCAAAGCCGTAGCCCTCAATGAATCGGGCATATCGGTTAAGGCACAGCATTGCCGTACCGCTGGCTTCAGTGATGCGTGCGAGGTTCTGCGGATAAAGATTATCATATCCGTATGCCTGCATCTTGAATCGGCTGACGTAGCCAATATCAACCCTTCGCTTTGGCTTCTTAACTGTCTTAACGTTCATACTGCTTGTGTCGTTTTACTTGTTGTTTTGTTACTCTTCCTTGCCTGCTTTCTCGGCTTGGTCGATGTCTTTCTTCTTGTCGCTGCCTGCTGCTTTTTCGGCAGGATCTTTCCCATCGGTATCATCTGCACCGCTGTCGCTGCCTGCTGGCGGCTGCTTGTTCTCGATGAGTTCATCACTGGGTATCTTCTGAAAGTAGCTTTCCATGTGTGGGAACTTCGTCAGATATTCATGCGCTACCTTGTCGGTCAGGTTCTCATTAGTGAAAATCTTACCATGGTAGAAATCCGGGCAGGAAATGATAAAACCTGCCTTCATTGCGTAATTACATGTTTTTGGCATTGCCTTTTCTTTTTTGAGTTTTAGATAAATTTCGATTAAAGCATCGTGGTAACACTGCTGGCAGGTTGTCGGAACAAAACGCTTGCGTGTTACCTCGAAATATAGAGTTTCAATAACTGCCTTGTCGGTTGCATCAAAGGGACTGTCGAAACGTGCCTTCAACTCCCCGACCTTGGCTGTTGCTTCCTCGTAGGTCATGGCTTAACCTCCTACGGCTGCTGTTGTCAGACTGGCGTACTTGGCTGCTGTGGTCTCGCTGTCTGTGTCGAAGAAAAAATAAGCTGCCTTCGGTACGCTCTCCTCTTCCAGCGTGATAAGCCAGCCACCCTCGGTGTCGTCTGAGTACTTGTCGTTCTCGCCTGCACTTGCCTTCAGTGCCTGCGCATATCCGAACACCTGATACTCTGCCTTTCCGTCCGTTCCCTTAGAGAGATTGCGAAGGATGATAACGAACTTTCCATTCGCCAGTCCGTCAATGATATTTGCGCAAACGTCAGGTGTGTTAGCCAATACCACGACTGCTACGGTATTCTTCCAGCTGTTGCGATACGTGCCAACGGTCAGCTCGGTCTTGGTTCCAGTGAATGGCTTGCTGCCTTCCTGCCGGATAGCGTATGCTTTCTTGCCAGTCTTCAAAACTAATGTTTTAATTATATTGCCCGCTACAACGGACTTGGTGAAGTCGATGTCGTCTCGGTTGATGATAAGTCCATCGCCCTCCAGTCCCTTTGTTACTTGGTCTTCGCAAGGGATGATGATGTCCTGGGCGATAAGGCTCTCGCAAGTTGTTGCCATATTAATTCGTTTTAAATTGTTATATCCCCAACACCGTTTTGTGGGTGTTGAGGATTGTCAAAATAACTTAATACTAAACTGAAAATTTGGAGCGATTAGTAAGCTGCATGGATCATGCCCTCTTCGAGGAGAGCCGTTCCAATCTTACCGGTAGCATAGAGATAGTTTCTGCGCTCCTTCTGGTCGAACCAGATGTCGAGGTCGCTAATGAGTGCATCGGCATCAGTGCCCACCATAAGGTGCTTAGGGTTACAGAATACCGCACGGTGTGGAAGGTTGACTGTCGTCTCGCCCTTCTCGTATGCGTTAATCATTCTATCCCAAATGCCGACACGAGCAATCTTCACTCCGTTGTAGGTCGCTACATCGAAGCCATCGAACACCTTCTCCCACGGCATAATATCGTGGTAGGTCTGCTTTATGTCGTAGGTCAATGCGTCAGCAAGCGAGCGTGTCATGAGCAACACTGCATCGCTATCGTCAATGATACGTGTGTCTACGTCCATCAAGATAGCGTCTACGACTGCTGTAGCTGCACCCTTCTTGCGCAATGCTGAAACCTGCGCTGCTGCCGTAGCCTCACTGTTGGCTGCGATGGTGGTATGGTTCTTTGTCGCTGTGGCTGTAAAGATGCGCTTGAACAGACCGTCACAAACGTTGAACATGCTAACGTCCGACCCTGCTGTCAGCTTGCCGCCACCTGCACCTGCCAATGCTGCCGCCTTGTCGCCAAACCAGCCGAAACGCCAAATCATCTGCTGCATGGCTCGCTGGAGTGCATCGGTGTAGATGGTCATGAAGTCTGTGCTGGTAAGGTCGCCAATGGCTGTACCAGTCTTAAGGCTGTATTCTGCGATTGAACCCTTCAATGCTTCGTAGCAAATCTTGATAGGAATCTCCCACTGTCCGAGTTCCCAACGCTTCTGAGAGTTGGCGATACCCTTCTCTTCGTAGGTAGGGTCGCAACCGCCACCTGCCTTACCGACCATTTCCATCTCACCGATAAGTGCGATTGGATCATCGTTCTTTACCTTCATGATGTTCACGAATGAAGAAAAATCCTCATCTTGGTAGAAGGTTTCCTGCACTGCATCCTTGATGCTTGCGAGGTTTTCCGGCTCGAGTTTAAGGTTCTCAAGCTGCTTTTTTGTAAATCCTGCCATTATTTTCTTTTGATTTAATGGGTTAATACTTGGTTACTTCTTGCCCTTTCTGTGGAGTTTGGCAAGTCTCTCCTTGATGGCGTTCTTGCCTTCCTCGACAGCGTTCACGTTGTCGCCTGCGCCCTTGCCGCTTGGCTGTCGCTGTGCTGGCTGGTAGTGGCTGCTGTAGCCTGCTAAAACCTTCTCAGCACCGCCTGCCATCTTCACGGCATTCAGGATGCGCATGTCTTCCTTGCTCTTTGCGAGTTTCTGTGCGCCTGCCAGCTGCGCCTTGGTGTCGTTCAACTGCTGCTTGAGTGCTGCAACCTGCTGTTTCAACTTGGCTACGGTGTCGTTGTCGGTGCTTGATGCGCTGCCGCCCTCACCGCCTTCACCGCCCTCATTGTCGGTGTTGTCTGCGGTCTGAATGTCGGTAATTACACCGTCCTCGACAACAATTGTCTTACCGTCCGGCATTTCAAACGTTCCGTCCGGACTTGCCTTGTCGCCAACTTGTGGATCTCCCTCTTCACGCTCAACGGTCAGAACTTGACCGTCCGATGTGTTGAGTTCCATCGCCTTTGGCTCTGCCTTGGCTTGTGGCTCTTCCACCACCTGCTCTGCTTCCTCCAGTGTCTTCACGCCCAACTTGGCGAGAATCTTGTCGAGGAGAGAAGCCTTTACTTCTGTCTTTTTCTCCATTGCTTTTGGATTTTGTTGTTTTGAATTAATAAAATTTTCGATATTGCGTTTTGATGCGCTTGCGCTGAGTGGTACAATGGTGCTGCTGATAAGACCTAGGCGCAAAGCCTCGCTGGTGTTGATGAAGATGTCCTTATCCATCAAGGCTTGTATCTCTTCCCTATCGCACTCGCACCGCTCTACGTATGCGTCCACCATCTTATCCTGCCACATCTGCATTTCCTCGCCCATGTTCTTCAAGTCCTTTGCGTTCAGCTGGTCGCCCAACCCCCAGCCAGGAACCCACGGATTGTGCAGCAGGAAGGCAGCGTTCTCGTATGCCTTGCGGCTCTCCTTCGGTGCTGCGAGCATGATGATTGTTGCCATGGATGCTGCCTTGCCCTCTACGGTGCAGGAAATCTTCTTGCCGCTCTGTCGCAGTCGGTCATAAATCGCCCAACCTTCGACCACCGAGCCGCCATTGCAGAAGATGCGCATATCGATTGTATCATCGTCTTTCGGTATGCTTGCTGCAAAAGCATCTATGTCTTGAAAACACACGCAATCACCTCCCCACCATTGATACCAGAACTTGTTGTCTTGACTGTCGATGTCGTTGTATATTCTGAGTTTTGCCATTGAATCGTGATTTTTTAAGTTTTAAAACGCTGCAAAGATACGATTATTTTCGGTATGTTTATCTCATAAGCAGTTAATTTTTCTAAACAAGCCAAAATTTTGCGCTCTAAGCGGCTTTTATTGCCTTGGGTGTGTAACTTTACCACCTTCAAGCGAAAACCGCTCAGAACGCAAATCTTGATGAAATAACTGCAACCCTTAGAACCTGCCGATATTCTCTATCGTCTGCACTCTCCGCTGGGTTCGGTTTATCTCTTCCACGCTCACTACTGGCTGTGGAGCCATCTGATACCCTCTAGCTACAGCTGCCGCCAGCATATCCATGCCGATGTTGCTGCCTCCGTTGTTTGCTACGATAGGCACGCCACCGCCTAGCTGGTTGAATGCGGATAATATAGGGCTGAACATCGAAGTCGCCTTGGCGGTCATTACGCTCTCGCCATTGGAAAGCCTTGCCGGGATGCTGTCGCTGGTTCCAGAGCCCGAGCCTTGGACGTAGCCGCCAGTGGAGAAGCCTTTTATTGCTGCCTTGGCTGCTGCAAACGCTGCCTTGATTAAAGCAAGTTTGGCTGCTGCACTTGCAACTCCTGCCCATCCTCCATGAAGGATACTATCTGCAAGAATAGCTGCATAAGTCGCAGTTATCTGCTTCTCTATCGCATCTAGGTAGGTTGTCAGCATGGTTTTGAGGAAATTATGGAAAGTCAGATCCTGGCTCTCGAAAAACGAAGATAAACCATCACCGATTGCCCCGATATAATCGGCTATCATTTGGTTCTGTTCTTGAAGTTTCTGTTGCTTGTTCTTGTTTTCGTCAGCTTGCAACTGCAAAGTCGTATCGTGCAGTTCCTGCTGTAGCTGCTTCTGCGCTTCAACATTCTCTTGTGTCGTTGCTAGCTTCTGCTCCAGGAAAGCCTTGTATCTTTCCAGCTTGGCTGTATCGTCTTCCTCTCCAGTGCCACCGTTCATGATGTCCGCATCCTTGCGTGCCTTCTCTGCATCCTCGAACTCCTTGTTGAGTTCGTCCACAATCTCCTTGGCTTGGTTCTTCAAGTCCGCTTTCGCCTTAATCATGATGTCGAGAAGTTTTGCTTGCATTTCCTGCGCCTTTTCCGCTCCTATCTCACCAGCCGCCACGTATGCGTCAATGCTTCGTGCCACCATGTCCTTCTCCAGCTGTTCGAGGTCGTTGCTGTAGTCTCGCTCGTTGTCGTACATGCCTGCGAGGTATCGCTTCTTTGCGTCCATTACTTGCTCGTTGTACTGAAACTGGATAAGTGCAATCTGTGCCTGCAATTCTTTCTCCTGCTTCTTCCTGCGCTCTGCCTCTGCCTTTGCTTCCGCTTTCTCCTTGGATATCTGTGCCTTGGTCTTGGCAGTGCTGCCCTTGGCTGCTGGTGTCGTTCCCTTGTTTCCGTTCACTGGCTCGCTGCTGGTCGCTCCACCGTCTAGGTTCGCAAGTTTCAGATGGTTCAGTCTTCCGTTCACGGTGTTCTCGAATCCGTCAGCGAATGCGTGTCCGAAGTCTGCGCCAGTCTGCTTGATATCCTTCCATCCTTCCTTGATGAACTTCGAGAGGTCGAATATCTCCTTGAATCCCTGCTGTGCCTTGGAAAGGTCGAACGTTACGATACCCTCCAATATATCGAGCGCACCCTTTAGGCTTCTGCCGACTTGTTTCATTGCATCGATGATAAGGTTTGCAACGCCCTTGACTGCCGACCAAACGCCACGAAAAGCCGCCCCCAATGTCTGAATAACTCCACGCAAAAGAAGGCTCTCGTTGTACCAGTCGATGAAGTAGTTGATGGTGTTGAACAACCCCTTCAATATTTGAACGAGAACCTTTGTTCCGAACATCTTGCCCTTCTCGATCATCTCCTCGAATCCGTGCTGGCTCATATCGAACATTGACGAAAGGTAGCTGTTCAGTTCCTTGTGCAGCTTGATGTTCTCCAGCTGCGTCTCTCCCCACTCTCCGGTCTGCTTCTTCACTTCTTCGATGTCCGTTGTCATCGTGTCTAGCTGCTCGATGAGCTGTATACCAGCAGCCGCTCCCTGCTTACCGAAGACGTTTTTCAGAATGTCGCCCACCTGCTGGCTGTCCGCTCCGAAGTCCTTCATCTTAGAAGCCACCTGCTGGATGATGTCGAAGGTGTTCTTCGTGCCGTTGGCTAGGTCTTGCTGCACCTGCTTGCTGGATATACCGATAGCGTCAAGGCTTGCAGATGTTGCTGTGCTCATTTCTCGGATTTTCTTGCTCGCCATCGTGATAATGTCTAGACCCTTGTCGCTGAAAATGCCGCTTCGTGTCTGCTGCAATATCGCCACAAGCTGGTCTGCACCGATACCTGCATCATGGAAGGTAGGCGCATATTGCTGTATCTTGTTGAGCATATCGCCAGATAGGTCTGCACCGCTTGCAAAGCCATCGTTGATAACCTTCATCGCTTCCTCTCCCGATAGGTGATAGTTAGCCATGAGATTGTCAGCTGTGGCGAGCACGTCATTGAAATCCTTTCCCATCGAATCTGCTGTGGCTGCGATGCTGTTCCTCATCGTCTCCAGGGCTTCCCCGGTGTACCCGGTAAATTCCTTCGTCAGTCGTGTGGCTTCCATCAATCCCTTGTTGTAGTCATAGAACCACTTGAATGTCATACCAACACCGACAACGCCAGCGAGTGCAGCAAAATATGGATTCATAACCAAGCCGATTGCGGTCTTACCGAACGCCTTCAGCTTGTCTGTAAGTCCATCCATATTCTGCGCCAGTTTGATGATGTTGCTAACCTCGGTATCATTGACAATATCCATACCAAAGAACTCCGTCCCCTGCAGGTCATCTGCTGCTTGCATCATCGAGTTGTAGTAATTGCCAACGTTGCGATAATATCGTTGCGTCTCCTCCTCAGCCAACTTCAACTTGTCAGTTATCTCGTTTATATGCTGGGCTAGGGCTTGCCCCTTCGCTCCCTCACGTTCTGCCTTCGCCATTTCATCGTATTTCTTGGTGGCATTGGATAGCTGGGCACGCAACTGCTTCAAGCTGCCCTCCTGCTCGTTCTCTGTGCGCACGTTGTTCTGGATCTCCTTCTGCAAGGCTCGCACGTTGTACTGGTACTCCTTGATTGTTGCGTTGATGGCTTCCGTCTGCACCTTCATTTCGTTGGTCGTGATGGTCTTGTCTTTTTCCTGCTGCTGCAAGTCCTTGATGCTTGCCTTTAGATGGTCTATCTTCTCCTTGTATCTGATGATGCCATAGATTGCATCCTCGTACTTGACCTTGATGTCAAGTATTTGCTGTTTGTCTTCACTTACCATAGTTCTTTCTTTTTAGTTGTTCAACTCTATCATTGTAACCTCGCAATATCCGCTGTTTGTTGTCTTGATTTCTAGAACCGCAAAATACGCTCCATACTGGGCAAGGTACACTGGCTTCGTCTCGTCAAAGTTCAGTATCTCCAAATCGGAAAGGTTGAACCGCTCCACAATGTGGTGTGGGTTCGCCACCGTCTTTCTCAACTTTTCCAGCTTGTTGTCGAAGATGTCCTGAAGGTCGATGTTGAAAGCCAATTCCGCATAGCCGGCATCGTTCTTCGTCAGGTTCACTATTCGGTCTTTACATGCCTTGTATTTCGTTGCGACTTGTCTGGTGTACGTTGTGTTGTTAAACGTGGATTGCTTGCTTTCCCATTCGTATATCGGTATGCGGTTTCCGTCCGTGGCTGCAAATGGTAGCGTACAGACGTCTTGCGTATACTCCAGCGTCTTGTTGTCTATAGTCATATCCGCATCGTGCTGCTGGTATACGGTGTCGTCTTCCTTCCACTTGTAGATATTGTGCTGGCAGTAGTCCTCAACGCTAAAATCGGTCTGCCTTGGATGGTTGCTGGCTTCGCTCGGGATGAGCTTCTTCGTCCAGTCCACCGCTTGCGCCTTGGCTTCCCAAAGGTTCACGATGTCGGCAAACGTAAGTGTTCCACCAATAAACCGCTGGCTTGGAAACGTTGATGTCAGAATGCAGATACACTTCAAGAAGTCCGTTACCTTGATGTCGGGCAGGTTCTTGCCGATAGGGAAATTTCCTCCGTAGGGTACTTCATCGCTCTGCTTGATGCTGGCAGTCAACCGTCCGTTGTAACACTTCAATCCAATTAATGCCTGGTTTTTCGGGTGCTTCATTTCGAAGGTTACGATGTCGCCCTCTTCCAAATCTATCTCCCCTCGTCCTGCTACAAGGTGGATGAATCTGCCGTTTACCTTATCCGATTCATAATCGGTCACATATTTTGCAGAAGTCTCATCCTGCTGCAACCCTGCAATATATGGAGTTTCCGTCCAAGTTCCGTCATCGTTCTTGTGCTTGACCTTCATCTCTATGTAATTCGGTGGATACGAGTAGAATGCCTGCCACTCAGTACTCCCCTCTCCAAAACTCCATGATTTGTGCCCACTAGGTGTAACCTTCGATGCGTTCCACGACCAGTTCATCTGAACATCAAAAATCATCTTGCAGGCAATCTTAACATTCAGCTGGCTGTATCTGTGCCCAATCTCCAGCCCATTGAATACCTCCGATAGGCTCGTTGGTTGGAAGTCGAGAATACCGAGACTATCTGTTTGGAAAAATGTGCCCTCAAAGCTGCCTACAACCGTCTGCGCATCTGCCTTCCTTGTAATCAACGGTACAGCAAGTCCCTTTATGATTTCTTTCGCTTGATTGCTCCAGCCGAATGCCACACCAGTCTGTGCCGTAATAAGGTCTAGGATATACTTTGCCGTTACGCTTGGCTGGATTGTTCCATTGGTCCAGGAACTACCAAAAGAGCCACCTCCACCAAAAGAGCCGCTTCTACTGCTCGCTCTCGCATTGCTCTCCGTCTCGCTTTTACTCTTAACAAGAATAGTCGTGCCAGTGCTGTATGCTTTGATGGCGTTGATGATAAGCCATTCCGCTGTTGCTGGTGCTTGCAGGTCTACATCGATAGGCATGCTCTCGCTCGTATATTTAACGCTGTACTCTCCTCCTGCCTGCACTTGGGATAACTTACCGTCCGAGAGATAATAAGCCGCCACAGCCGTGCTCATCGACATAATTATCATCTTATCTACCGAAGGCTTAATGTATACGAGGAGACCGGAAGGCTTGCTCTTTACCACATTAATCTCTGCTTCTCCGGCAGCACTTATCTCATGCGTTCCCCATGGTGTCGTCTCTCCGGTCTTCGTATCAAGTGCTCCGTATTCGACAGAGCCAGCCTTCTCTGCCCGAACCCTGATGGATATTGTCTCCATGGCAACGCTCGTTTCGAGATTGGCGATGCACGCTCCTGCACTCACGAACATTCCGAGAAAAGGATCTGGAGCTTGCAGTACCGGATGGGTCTCTTTTTCTGTCTTCCCGGCATCATCGGCAATGCTAAGAACGTTCTTGTTGGTGTCGAGTATTGCCCATGTACGGAATTGTCCCTTGCCTAAAACCTTTCTGATGGTGGCTCTCATTCCAGCCTCGAAAGGTATGATTGCACACTGGTATGTCTCATCGGTCAAAACCTCGCCAGATACATACTTGCCGACCTCTGTTCCAGTTCTTATCTTACCTTCAACGAGTGAGTATGTCGTGTCGCTGTTCCCTCCCACGCTGCGGTCGTATCCATACCATTCATCGCTTGATGTCTTAGCAACTGCCGTTTCGTATCTTCCATAGAATACTCCATCCGCTATTGCCTTCTCGTAGGTGTCGTAGCTGTTGTTTTTGGTAAAACGCAGATACTTCGTGCAATTCAACTCGTTCAGCTTTAGGTCGGAAGATTGCAGCGTTGCCAATGCCTGGAACAATCCCCAATAAATCGAAATTTCGATGGTTTCCTTTACGCTCAGAACGCTTGCCCTTCCACTGTGGATAATCTCCAGTCCGTTGCGGAAATAACGTGCTGTGTGGAAAATATAGGGGTATTTGCTGCTGGTGCTCGGTTTCCCGGCAAACTCCAGCACAGCCATATTGTGCGCTGTCTTTGGCAGGTTGATGGTGTATGTTGTGTTGGCGGTCATTTTCGTGATGTCACGGAAAAGATTGCTCTTGATGTCGAGCGTGATTGCCGAATCCTCGCTCATATCCATAAGAACACCGTCTATGTATAGTTGCTGGTCTGTCATAACTGCTGAATCTGTGTATTGTTAATAACTAGGTTGCAGACGAAATCCTGCAACTCTGCTGTTGTCTTGGTGTAGGTTCCTGCCTTGATTGTCACACTCTGCCACTTGTCGCCACCGAGGTACATATCCACGACCGGGCTGCTGGCTAGGTCTTGCAGGAAATCGAACGTCTCGCTGTCTACCAATGGTGCGCAAAGTGGTATGGTGTCCTCCCTGCCGTAGCCCTGCCTTCTGCCGTTCGCTCCGAGGTAGCCGAATATCGTATCGTCATACTCTCCGAGGTTGTTGCGTACAAAGCTAGTGTCGCTGCTTATCGCCCTGCTTTCATCGCCTTGCGTGAATAGCCAGTAGCGATAGAAGCCGTGACGGTCAACCCAACGCAGGTAGATGCCCTTCTCCGTGTCGTTCCTTTCTATCCTTGCAAGGAGAGACTGCTTGCCACCGCTCGCCATCGCAAAAGTAAGGTCGAAAACGTCCGTGAACGTTCCCAGCTCTATCTTGCCATCGTAGTCGTAGATGTTCCAGTACCTCGCCTTGTTTGGCAGAACGCTGGTGTTAATGTCCACGATGCCAGCGATGCCGGGCTTAACTAACTTGTTTGGTGCTCCCTCGTAGCCGACAAGTATCTGGGAATCCGTATTAAGATAAAAACCAAAGGAGAATGGGAAATGCGTGAACCATGTCAGCTTCTTGTGTCCGTTCCAAGTCTCGCCTGCCCTCATCGCTCCCCAAACGTAGAAGGTCGTGTAGCTGAATGTTGCAAGGTCGCTCCCCTCGCTGTTCTTGACCTTCACGGAAATATCGAACACTGCCCCGAGGTTGCTCTTCTGGCTCTCCCTGCTGTAGTCAATGTTTCCGAAGCTGATGCCATCGAAGAGTGCCTGCACATATTCCCGGTAGTCCATGATGCAATTATCCGCAAACGCTTCCACGCTGTACGTGTACGTCTTGTTCTCCCTGCTGATGGTTGCCTCGATGCTCGCAACACCCGAGCCGCTCGCCTTGATGATGCAAGGCAAGAATGCGAAGCCTACAGCGTCCGGGTATTGAATCGTGATATTGTTTTTCGTTGTCTGTCTCATACCGTCTCATTGTTTAGTTTGATACTTCCCACCGACTGGTGGATTAAGAAAATAAGTCGCTGTCCGAGCCGCTTCATCGTGTCGGGCACAACGTTGCTGTATACGTCAGCCCTGCCGCCAGTCCGGTGCAGTTTAGAACCCTTGTTTGCGATGGTGTGGGCGATGGCTCCTGCCATGCTCATGTCGCCACGCTCTTGTGGAGTGTACTTGTGTGCCCGGTCGGTCTTGTAGGGGATAGGTCTGCCGTGCAGTCCCTTGTCCTTCATCCACTGCCGGATGATGCCAGCAAAGCCGTAGGGTATCTTGCCTGACCTTCGTCCGGTTTCGAGAACCCCGAATGGCTTGTGCCCCCAGAGGATAGTTTCTTCCTCGCTGGGCTGCTCCACCTTTAGGCTCGCTATCGTTCGCCCTGATGCGTTCTGTCCGTTGATACGAATGTGGTTGATGATAAGCTGCCGTGCTCTCTCCACTTCCTCCCTCATTATCATCGATGCCGCCTTGGGGTCGAATTGAATACCTCCCTTGCTCATACCTCACACCCTCCTATGCTCTGTGTCAGTTGCAGGGAGTACATTACGCCCGACACGATCGTGCTCAGCCGCTCGATGATGGTCTCGTAGTACTGCTGCCCTTCCAATTGTTCGAACTGGTGCGACTGGTTGATGGCTCGTATCATCCTTGCCCCTGCCACCTTCATTCGGTCGATGCACTCTCCGTTGTCTTCTCCTTCTGCTGCCCTCGGTACGGTGTCGAGATAAGCCAGGGCAACGTTCACGGTGTCGTATACCCTGCCGTTGCGTATCTCTGTCGTGCCGCTGGCTGGGATGATGCAGACGATTGCCGGATAGTTCAGCTTCTCCAGCTTGGTGTCTGCTGTGTCCCAGTCCTCGAATAGGTAGGTGTAGTCTGGTAGCGTGTCTGCTGCCAGCTGTTTCAATGTTTCTCTGATTGTTGCCATAATTATCTAGATTTACGTTTCATTTCTTCCGCTTGCAACTTCTGCAGGTTTCGCTCGTACACGCTTCTCTTGTTGTCCATTTCCATGCACTTGTAGATGCGAAGCCATGGTGTTTTCAGAACTTGGTCGTGGTCGCTGATGCCCATCCTTACCGCATACCAGTCAAGCATGCCGAACAGTCCGAACCGAAGGGTATCGATGCCTGCCTCCTTCTCCAGTCGTGTTGGCTTCGCTGTGTCTGTGCTCTCGAAGAGCTTGTTGATGCGCTCGACCTCTGCTGTTACCCAGCCGATGAGCATAACGACATCAACCGCCCTAGCCTGCTCCACTTCCTTGTGGCTCAGACCGAGGACGGTTGTCACTATCTGATACAGACTTTCTTCGCTGTCTGATAGCTGGGAAAGGTCTATCAGCTGCCCGATGGATAGCTGGTTGAGATTGTCGGGCACTTGTTTGCCTCCAACGAACGCTGGTCGTGGCTGCTTGCCGATTTTGTAGCTGGTGTGCCTTGCAACTGCCAGCCAATACTTGAATGTCGTGTTCTTATCCATACGCTTTATATTTTTGTCGTTATCTTTGCCTTAATACGTGCGCCCTAGCCGTTCCGTGGCTTGCTACGGATAACTTCTTCAAGGCTACGTATCGTATTGCGTCTATGCCGTGGTTAAATGCGTCTATAGGCTGGTTCGTGGTCTCTCCATCCCTTGACTTCTTCCACTTGTATTGCTGCATGTTCCCGATGATGCCGTGGCTGCGTCTTGTTATGTTGATGCGAAAACGCTTCAAGATGTCGATGCCGTTGTTGATACTGTCCGCTCCCTTGGTGCTGCCGATTATCCACAGCCCTCGGTTGTGTATCTCCTGAATGCTCTTAGGCTCTGCCGAATCCGCAATGATAAGGTCTCGTTTCGTCCGTCCTTGTTCCTTGCATCGGTCTGCGATGTCATCGTTCGTCATTCCAGGCTGGTAGATTTCTTCGTCCACCCATAACTCTCCGTGCGCCAATATAACGTGCTCCAGCGCAGTTGGGTCGTTGGTGAATCCGAAGTCCATACCCCTGCATTCCATCTTCCACTCCTCCCTTGGTGGCAGCTTGTCAACGATGCCCCAGTTGGTGAAGATAAGCCCGGTTATCTTTCCGGTCAGTCCTCTTGCGTAAACTCGCCACAGTTCGGGGTCGTCAATCTCTTCAATTTTCTTGTGTTCCTGCTCAGTCAGGAATCGGTTGTTTCGGTGGTCGCTCAGGATTAATCTGCAATCATCCCTGCCGATGATGTTGTTGTGCACCCAAAACCTTGCACTTGGGTTGTAGTCGATGAATACCTGCTTACGTGTTCGGATGGCCAGCTGCCAAAATACTTCGTACGGCACACCGTTCGCCTCGTTCACGAACAGATAGTCTCGCTTTCCGTTCTTCGCATCCTGCGCATCTTGGTAACTTTTGAACTCGATGATTGAGCCGTTCTTCCCTCGGTAGCTGCTGTCGCTCTTGTTGTTCTTGAACCAGTCCAGCAACTCTGCCCTTGTGTGCAGGATGGTGTCTAGGTCTCGCATGGCTCCCACCTTCAAGTTCGGGAGGTCTTGACCGCACACCGTGATAATTGCCATCGGATGCTCAAAAGAAAGCACTATAAGACGCTGCATGATGGTGTATGTCTTCCCCGAGGACGTGCCTCCTTGGTTTACGAGAAACCTTGGCTTCACGTCCGCATTCGGGTCATACAGTTCACCAATAACGTCAAATAGTGCCATTCTTCAAACAATAAAACTTAAAACAAAATTATGGTAAAAAATTATTCTTTATCCAATCCTTCACGCTCGATTACTTCCTGCTCGCTGGATGCGCACTGGTGTCCCGAGTTGATGTATCGTACCTCGATGCCGCCTTGGAAGCCTGCGTTCAGGTCGAGCACGACCTTATCAAGTCCGAGCAGCTTACAAATCTGCGTCTCTGCCTTTAGGATGATGTCTAGGTAGCGTGGGTCTCCGAGACCTCGCTTCTCAGCATCGAACATTATCGCCTTGACGGTATCCATCGTTACCAACCCAGTGTCTGGATCCTTGTTAGGCAGTCCGACTTGTGTCTGTGTCTTGCTGTTATAGTCCGCTTTGGATTTCTCCCATGCGTCCCAGGCTTCACGTATCACCAGTTTCAACCTTGCCACCTCGCTTGTTATCTTTTCGTCCGTGTCGGTCAGTCTCTCTTCCCTCCACTCCTTCAATAACCGCTGAATGTCGCAGTGCGCTTGATTGTATTTCGGTCTGTCGAGCCGCTTGCGAACCTCTGCCGTGATTTCTCGCTCCGTCCACCCTCTGCGGTATAGGGGTGCGATAATCTGCAGGCGGTTCTCTATGTCGATGCGCTGTGCCCTTAGCTTGTTGTTATTACCTTGTGGCATATAAATCTTGATTTAAAATTTCGCTCCGTTGTACTTGTATACGATGTTTCCCTCGCTGTCTCGTTCGTCAGCTGGTATCATTGCCCCTTCGAACATCTTGTATGGCGAGTGCGCTGCCTGCGGATTGTTCCAGCACCACTTCATGTAGTCGGCTGCGCTCATCGTGTAATACTTCGAACTTTTCTCTCTTGTTCCCATGTTCATCGCCTTATCCAGTTTCGCCCTCAAGAAAATCTCTGCATCCAGCTTGATGTCGCTCCACCTAACGTATCCCTTGCGCTTGCAAATGTTCAGTGCTTCGCACATCTGCCCCCTGCTGTAGTTCCACGTTGGCGGCAATCCGCAACAACTTCCGTTGTGGCAAAGTTCCTTGAAGTGTGCGTCCGATACATAAAAGCGCATTCCCAGCTGGTCGCACAGTTCCTTCATGTTCCTGAAGAACGGTTCTTTGACCTTGCGGTTCAGTCTCAGATAGCCGGACTGTACGCTGTACTTCTTGTAGAATGCGAGAATGTCGAAACCTGCCATCTTGCTGATGGTAGGCAACAATTCCCTCAATGTCGGGCTTCTTGTTTCGAGACAGAAGAATTCGGTGCTCAAAGCTGTAGCCCCTCTGTTGAATGCTTCCTTGATAAGGTCGAGGTACGTTGGCGTGCTCACTCCGATGATGAAGGGTCTCAGTCTCAGCGTTGCACCTCCTGCCCCTGCATTTGCGATGCGCTCGATGGCTTCCAGTCTTGCTTGTGGGCTTTCCACCCCTCGCTCTATTACTCTAGCCTTCTCTGCATCACTGGTGATGATTGAGAACTTGAAGTTCCAGTTCTTCTGCCCTCTGATCAAGTCCATGTATCGCTCATCCTTGGTGAACCATGCTCCCTTGGTCGAGAAGCAAAGCGGATAGTCTATATCCTTGAAGAAACGCAAGAGTTCAAGTGTCGTTCCGTACTTCCGTTCGAAGTTGTCGAACTGGTCGCTCATGCTTCCCCACTGCATAACCTTGCGAGCCTTGATGTATGGCGCAAAGTCTCCACCGTGCTTGTCGGGGTCAATGAACATTCGTTTGATGCGCTCAACGCTCACGTCTTTAACCTCCTTGTGCAGGTATTCCTTCTTCTTGCTGCCAATACCTCGCTGGTTCTGAGCAAAGCAATACATACAGCCAAAGCTGCAATTATTGTAAGTGTCAAAAGCCATTGGCATTGAGCAGTCGGGAAACTCGTATGTTATTCTTGGCGTGTTGCCATAATGTTCTGCCATAACAATATCATTTTACAAATAGTCAGTTATCGAAAGCGGAAGGGTAATGCGTGAACCTACGTACCTGCATTCGTTCTTCCTTGTTGCATGTTTCTTAACCAGTTTTGGATACTTGAAAAGTAATCGCTTGCAGCACCGTTCGTTAACGCTGTCACCTTTACTGTTCCATAGTTCGTGGCAACCACCTTTCGTGTGGAGTGTAGCTGTCAGAAACAAATCATTGAACCGGACAGTCTGGTTGCCCCTGCTTATATGATGCAGTATGAACTCGAAGTCTTCCTTTAAAGGCTGAAGTGTGTCGAATTTCTGTTCCGATGGGTCTACAATCCCCATAAAGCAACCAAGCATCTGCATATTGGTGGTAATTGTATTCTTCATGAAGAAAGTGTTGTCCAAAGTGTAGCACCCCCAAACCCTGCCGCCAATCTGCCTTGTAAGTTCGAAGGCGGTTCTTACTAACTTATCCATCTGTGCCTTTGTCTCAACGGTGTGCGTCTTGCGACTTCGGTCAATCCAGTTAATGGCTCGCACCTTGTCGCTGAGAATAACAACTCTCTGATTTTCGAGGTGTTCCACAATGTAGTCGAGTATGGCGTTTTTGTTGTCGCTGATATTCTTACCTTCTTGGTAGATTATCGTGGCCATATCCCCATAGATAGGTTCATACTCCTTGAAATCCTGCTCGCACTGCACCGCCAGCAGTATCTGCTCCTTCGGATAGCCAAAACTGTTCAGCAATCTCAACATCGGTTGTCTATCCTTGCGGTTGTAGCTGGCTATGCCAAAATAAAAATCAAACCTTTTCATCTTCAATTCTCTTTCTTAGTTCCGTTGACGATAAACCATGCTCCCTGCTGATGTACACGATAGGTATTCCAAGTTCCTCGCAGGTATGCTTTGCCGTGAAATCTCTCCCGATGTAGTCACTGCCGACAAAACGCACATCGATTGATGGTGCAAGAGTCTTGATGCAAAGGTCTAGGTCTCTCTCGCTCCCTAATGCGATGGTATCATCCACACCCTCGCAATGCTTCACTTGATACATGCGCTCAAACACCGATTGTATCGGTTCGTTCTTCCCTTGGCGGTCGTGCACACCACACATTACCCCAACGATGAGATAGTCGCAATGTTGCTTGCACTCCTGGATCATGGCAACGTGCCCTGCATGGAAAAGGTCGCCAACCACCGATGTAAAACCTACTTTCTTTCCGTTTCTCATATTTCGGCTGTATTAAAGTGTTCTATTAATCTGTTTGCAACATCAACCCTGCCGAGCTTCCTTGCGTAATAGAAGACACGGTAGAAATGGGTTCTTTCCAGTATCTTGATGGCTTCCAGTTCCTCGCTTGAAAATCTTGCATCGAAGTACTGCACAAGCCGCTGGTCGTGTTCCAGTCCGACAAGTCCTGCATCAAGCCACCGAAGGCTCGCTCTCACCTTTGCAGCATCCAAAAGCCAATTGCTGATTTCTTTCTTCTGCGATGGGTCGATGTAGATTAGCATGCCGCCACGTACGATGATGTTCGTCAGTGATAAATCACCATGGCAGAAAGTGCGTTTCTTTAGTATCTCGCATTCCGTGATGCCGTGGCAATCATACTCCAAACCCGCATCGCTGGCTCTCTTCTCGCAATAGTTCGAATAGCCTTGCAGGTCGTTCTCTCCATCAAGCGATGGAAAGTTCCTTATATCCTCTATGATGCGCCTAAGTACTCGAATATCCACTTTCCAGCACGCTGGTGTACCCGAAACGTACTGCATATATAACTTTCCAAGCTGCACACAATAAACGGCAGGAACGGCAATTCCGTAAGTTTTAGCCTGCTCGTACCACTCTGCCTGCTCTGCTACATTCTTTGCGGTCTTGACAACAATATCCCCGACACGCTCAACGGTCGCACCACTCAGCCCTCTGTAGCTTTCGATAGTGCTGGCTGCAAAGTCGTGCGCTGCCATTGCCTTATCATCAATGTATAGGTCGCCAAGCGGTTTTCCGAAGATTATGTGGTCTACCTTGATGCCGTATCGCTGTAAGAAGCGTTCGATGGCAGGTCTGTTCTTCTTCTCTGCCATCTTCACATCTCCCTTGCAGCTGTTCATGCCCCTTGCAGTATGCAAGACAACCTCAACATCATTGAAAGTTTCTCTCATCTCTCCAAGCTTGTCGATTACAGACTGTATGGGCTGCGAGTGCTCGTAGTCTCTGTTCTCTGTCTTTGAGAGGGTATCATCTAGGTCAATTATTACTTTCATAGCTGAATTATTTTTGTAAATTTTCGCTTCTGCGTACGTCAAACGTTGAAGGTTGGTGATTGTACATTCAACGTGCTTTCGTACGTACCAGCGTATTTATTTCAGTTCCTCGCCTTCAATATCGTAGTTGCGCTTCTCGATTGCGTCAAGTCCAAGCATATCTGCAACGGCTTGTGCGTCCTCGCTGCGGTAAACGATGATGATGCGCTGTTCTTCGTCCTCTGCTGGCTCGTAGGTCGTGGCTTCCTGCTGGATTTCCCAGGGGTTTAATCCCCATCGCTGCATATCGTCAACGTCAAATGCTCCCTTCAGCTTCTCTTCATCCCAGCTGCCAAAATAGACGTTATCCTTGATGATGAACTCGTCCGTCTCTTCATCGGATAGGCTGTCAGCAATAACGACCTCGACCTTTGGTTCTGCCTTCCACTTCTCCCAGTGGCTGCAAAGCTGCTGCTTCTCTCCATCGGTCAGTTTCACGGCAACGGCTTCTATTGCGTTCCTGATAGCTTCGTCTTCCATCTGCTCGATGTTGAGCAGGGCACGGAAGCGCATGTTTCCTCCGAGGATAACTCGGTTCTCATTACAGACGATTGGTCTCATCTGCAACATCTTTGGAAACGTCAGAATACTCTCAACGAGTTTCTGCATCTGCTGTGGCTCAATGCTGCGTGGGTTGTCTTGGTTCTCCACCAGGTCGTGCAGGTTGATGTTCTCGATTTTATTCTTCTCCATTGTCTTCCTCCTTTCCTTCTTGTCTTTGTTTCAGTTCGTCAAAGTTCCAGACGATGCGGTCGATATGATCAACTCCCAGCAACTTGGCAAGGAATGGCTCATCGGCTGGCTTGTAGTGAATGATTACGTTCTCACGTGGCAAAACGCCATCGCCCATTATCGTTGGCAAGTCGTCAGGAGTTAAGTCTTTCCCTTCGATTTCAGGAGGTAGTTCCCCTGCGAATGGGTCGCCCTCTTGGTCGTCCTTGTCTTTCTTCTTGCACTTGCTGGTGCTGCTTGCTTCCACTGGTGCTGGGTTCCAGACTGGCATACCCCAGTTCTGAAGCTGTGCGCTGTCCCATCGGTTCGCAAGGTCGTTGAAGTCCCAGTTACCGAAGGATAGGTTGTCTTTAATCATGAACTCCTGCTTCTGTGCTTCTGTCAAGTCTGATGCGCTCACCACGGTAACTGTTGGCTGTTGCTGCCATCCCTGCCAATACTCCATCAATGCGGCTTGCTCCTCATCGGACAGACGCTGCTCTGCATCCAGCTTTACTTGAATGCTTGCTTCGTCCATCGTGACAATGTGCTGCAAGGCTTTCAGTCTCATGTTGCCACCCAATGCGTGAAAGGTCTCATCAACAACAATCGGGCGCAGGGTCAACATTCGTGGGAACACGATGATGCTCTGCACAAGCTTCTGAAAGTTCGCTTGACTTATCTCTCTAGGGTTCGCCTCATTCTCGCTGACCCTCGATAGTGCGATTTCTTCTGTTTTCATTTTCTTCTTGTTTTAAGTTCGAAATACATGCTTATCTGATAAACACTGGCGCAAAGATACGACTTTTTTGCTTTAGTTGTTTGTTCTTTGCACACTTTTAACTTTTTCCAACACTTCGTTTTTATCTTATCCATCAAAGGCTCTGATGGTCTTTTGCAGGGTTGTCTGCGGTTTCTTCGGCTTCACTCTGACCTTGTATCCTGCGCATACCCATGCGAGAAGAAGTGCGTCTCTCTGGTCTTGGTTCATTCTCGGCATCTTTTCTCCTGCGCTTACAAAATAAGCAAGTTCGTCTTGCGTGATTTTTCCGTCTTTACCCTTCCAGCACTTCTTTAGTGGCTTGACGATTTCGCAGGGGATATTGTAATGTTTACAGCACTCAACAATCAAGATTCCGGTCTGATGGTTCATTCCGGTAGAGCGTCCGATTGCTGCTGCCTTGACTGCTGTCATGAACCGATTAAGCACATGCCAGTTGCTTTTGTTGAGCCAGCCGCCTTCAATAACGACCTTAATCTTTTTGCAACTCTCGTTCATAGCCTTGAGGTAATCTATCAAAGCTGGGAAGTTCATCTTATAAGCGAGAAACTTCTTGTCGTCAAAGACTGCTCCAACTCCGCTTTCCAGGTTGTCGGGGTCGATTCCGATTATAACTGTTCCTTTTTCCATTTTTTCTTTAAAGTACTTATTTTGTTTAAATTTCACGCATAAGCGTTTATTTTGTTTTGCTGGTGTAGTTTATCAACCAACACCCTTTACGTGCGCACATACGTACACACATGCGTTATTATCCCTATCTTTCCCCTACCCCTTTCTTTCCCTTCTTTTTGGTTGCGATAGAGAAAGCTGGCAGGGATTCCGGAAGCTATCTGCGGGCAAAATAAGAATAACAATAAATTAATATGTTGCAGGGTTCTTCCTTCTTCCACCGCCAGCCGAATGAATAAAAGCATAATTTCTAACGATTTCTTTTTCTTACTTCTTCATGTACCACCTCGCTTTCTTTGTTTGTTGTCAGACTTCGGGAGATGCGTTTCCGGCTCTCATATCTAAATTTCAAGATGTTATAAGTTATTTGTTCTGATAGGGAGCCATCCCCTTCTGTCCTCGCTGGTTAAAAACTCTATTATTGAACTCACGACCGATTATTCTTTTTGTTTTCTAGCAGCCATGCCAGATGCGCTGCCTGCTGCGGATTCTTGAACATGGAAAGAGCCTTCTCTACGTCCGGCTTCTTTCTCTCACGCATCGCTCTGTCAGCTACCCGGTTCTTTGTACCGTAGTTCCGGTAGTGCTTACTCCAGTACTCTTTCTGATACGCCCGGTATTTTTCCCGGTTTCTCTTTCGCCACTCCTTTGTGGCTCTGAGGATCTGTTCCCGGTGCTCCTGGTAGTACGTTCTGTTCTTCTCCCTTGTTGCGAAATCGCTCATTGCATTCACTTATTGCCTGATGTTCTACATATTGCTTGCGTGCCGGGCAGTATCGCCCATTTAAGCAGTTTCGCCCGGCATCGCAAGCCTTGCATAATTCACTCGCCATACGTCCTAGAATGGTAAGTCTACGAAATCGTAGTCAGTGAAGGCAAAATTCTCATGCCCCTCGTATGGGATGCAGCTGGTGAAGTCTGCTGTTTTTCCGCTATGTAAAGGCAAGACGTTGTATCTAGCCGCAAAATCCTCTCCACGGTCTCGGATAAAGAACGCTGGGAGCCACTTGAAACCTTTTCCGCACCTTACAAGAACTTTGTCAAAGGTCTTGAAGGCTGGCTGCTTCCTCGCTTCCTTCTCTTTCTTCCAGATGGCATAATGCTTGTTGAACAGTTCGACTTCGTTCTCTGTCGCTTCTCGAAGTTCCGTGTTAACGCTGATACGCAGGTCGAAGGCTTGGTCGGTCACGAACTTCTCGTTCTCGATTTCGTACTGGTTTCCGAATGTCAGCGTATCTTCGCTTTCGTTCTTGTCGATAAGTTCTCCTATGATTGCCAGCTCTCCGTCCTCGTCTCTCTCATGAAAAACGTAAAGTTTGCCAATTTCAAACGTAAGTTTCGCTGGCTTCTCAATCTCCAGGGTTTCCCGGTTCAACTTGCCGCCAAAAAATTTCTCAATAGTGTTGATGTAGGTCTGGGCTTCATCATCGCTAGCTTTCCTAAACGTAAAAGTTATCATTTCAGATACTTCTTTGCTATAATCTTCGAAACATTCTTTCCACAGATAATGCTTGCCTTTAAATCTTGTGTAGCGATTATCTTTAAACCCTTCAAAGATAACATGTATGTTGGCATCTCTATGAACAAGCACATCTCCCTTCTTGAATAACTTGCTCCAGTCTCTCATTTCCTTTGATGGGAAGAGCAGAATTTCTCCTTCTTTATAGATTTTTCCGTTCTTGTCGAAGAAGTGTTCTCTTCCAGCTTCGTCCTCAGTCCAGATTGCTTTCGCAATGTCCTTGTCGTTTGCCATTCCACTGTGCCACACCTTCCCACATATTGGCGTGTACAACTCTGTACCGTACTCTTCATTTTTGAGTATTTCGTAAATATCAATATCTTTCTGTTCCATTGTCTGAATGTTTTTTTATTGTTTATAACTTAACGTCTCCGAGTTTAAAATAAAGTTCCAGCAGTTCCTTGGTATTGAGCCAGAAATCGGTGTTGCCGATGTATACGTGATGTCGGTGTTCGTCCGTGATGATTTCTATCTTTTTCATATTTTTCGTTATTTAAAAAGTTCCTGCTGTGGATGAATGATGTCTGCTCGCTTCTTCTTAGCCGCCCAGAGAAGGAGGTTGGTGTTCTTGGTTCCAGCATTCTTCTCGAGGTCTCTGATGATGCAGGTCAGGGCATCGTGCTCCGCTTCCTTCTCATTACCGTAGAAGATGCTGAGAGTGTCGTATCTGCTCGGGTAGGCTACCGGGCTGTCGTACCAATGCTTTCCCTTCTGAATGCTGTAGCCCCATATCCAGCCGAACTGGGTGTTGGCGGTCATTACCTTCCATCCCCAGTTGTCTGCACCCTCTGCGGCATACTCGATTACGTGCGGATTGATGCACTCATCCTTGATATTGAACTGGAAGCCTTTGTGCTCTGCGACTGGCTTCTTGATGTCGTAGCTGTTATCGGTAAGCCATTTGCACCAATCGTTCGATGTCTTGAATACGAGCCCTGCGGCTCTGCATTCGTGAAAAAATAATTCATTCATGGCTATTCCTCCGTTTTTTGTTCATCCGTAATCAACTTGCGCAATCGAGATATAACCTTACTTGCGTTCTCATCATGCACCCCTTCGTAAAGTCCAAGATGCATCATAATGATGTTTAGCGCAGGGTCATCTATTTCAACAGCCCTTTCTGCAAGTATTTCAAGCACACGTGCCATAATCGTAAAAGTCACAGGATAAGGAGTACTTTTTGAACACTCTGCTATCTCTTTCAATAGCCTTGGCATATCAACCTTAAACACCATGTCGTTCATAACATAGTCCTGAACTTTCTTGCTTTTTATTTTCTTCATATCATTCATACTTCTAAATCTTTACGAAGTGTACGTCCTTGCGGTCTTCTCTTTCACTATTCAGACAAGCAAGATTCATACACATAATGCCTTCTCTCTTACCGTTCAAGATGCACTCGTGGCAGTTATATTCAGATAGACCTATATCCTCAACCACCTTGCAATTTACACCTTCAATGCTAATTGTCGACCCTACCGGGTATTCTGTCTTGAAGCATTCGTTGTTTACAATACATACTTCTTTTGCCATAATTCTTTTGTTTTAAGTATTTAAAATCTGTTTGCCTTATAATTTACCGCCCGAAGCATGAAAACGTCCCAGAGCGGCTGATTTTGCCCTCATCTGTTATTTTTCGGGCTTCCAGTCGATGCCCAGCCGCTGCAGAACTCCACGTTCGTAGTATCTTGTCAGCGAATCCTTGGCAGGCTTGTTGTTTGGGTTCTTCTTCAAGTCTTCAAGGTTCTGCTGGATTACCCACCGGAACTTGTTGTCTTGGTTCTGCTGGCTCGCTGGCTGCTGGTGCTTGGCTTGCTCGTAGAGTTCACCGATGCTCGGTCTTGCCGTTGCCGCAGGATCCTGCGCCTTGACTGCTGCCGATTGCGGCTGCTGGCTTGTGGCTGGCTCGTTGTTGAAGTTGCCTTCCAGCACCTTTGCGAAATTCTGCTCATTACCGAATATCCAATCAAACTTTCCGAGCCATCCATGCTTATTATTGCCGTTCATGAAGTCAGATGCCATCGCAATGTCAATTACCCGGTACAGAGTTTTCACGTCTCCCTTGCATTGACGAACCCTTGCCTTGACCATCACCTTGCGGTTCTCAGTCATGAGCGTAATAGGCGGCATCGCACTCTTCGTCTCATCATGCTTGCGGTTCCAGTATTCCTTGACGGCAGCATAATCTATCTTTTGAGATTTTGAACCCTTGCCGCCACCGGGTGCTTCGGGCTTGACCGATGCACTCTGAATACCTTCTTTAGAAGGTTCTAATATATTTGTTTCTTTAGAAACATCATTATCATTATCATATTCATTATCATTATCATTATCATAAGGTGAACGTTCGTGCACGTTCGTGTTATTTTCGCACGTTCGTGCACGTTCGTGTACGTTCGTGTTCCCTGCTTTTTCTCTTGCCTCTCGCTTTTTTCTTTCTCTTTCAAGTGCAATCTGTCTGTTTTTCTCACACTTGGCTTGATACTTGTCTTGATTGCGCTCGATATTGTCTTTGATAAAAGCAAAAGCCATACGCACGACTGGTTCGAGATTTATAGTCTCCCCATCCCTTGCGTAGAGAAATATCGCTCTCGTCAGTTGCCCGAGTTGTTCATCGGTCAGCCCCTCGATAAGAGCGTAGTATGATGTGTATAAGATGAATGAATCGTTCATGATGCTTTATTCTGATAATGATAATTTCTTTTCCAGCTTCCGTTTTAACACTGTAGCCATCCGGATTTTGTTCCGCTGACTTGTGTCGGTCGGTGCTGTCACTTCCCCACCTAGGGAAATATAATTCTCCAGTTGGGAAATTATATTCCTTAGGTCGGTTTTTGATATAGGAACGCTAGCCATAAGCCCTGCCTTTACTTAATTAGCAATCTTCGTGCTCCCTGCACAGTCTTGATGTACTTGGCGCACGCTTTAGGATGGTCTGCCTGAAAAGCCTTGGCATCGAACTTCTCGCTTGCCTTCGGTGCTTTCCACGTTGCCAGCATCTTTCCGTTTCCGTCCACGATGCTCTCTGCGTCCCCGAAGAACAGCTTCAAGTTGTCCTCAATCTCATCCTGCTCGGTCTCCAGTTTCTTGTTCTGGACCTTGAGTTCCTTGAGCCTAGCAATCTGTTCGAGTATCTCCTGCGTTGCGGTCACTTCCTTGCCAGCTACATGTAGAGGAGACTTTAGGAGAACGTCTTGTGCGCTGTAGGCTGGCGGCTCTTGGTTGCCCACGATGTAGTCAAGCCAGAACTTGGTTATCTCGTCCCTCATCCATCCGAAGAACTCGGGGTCGAAATCGATGTCACGGTAGCCAAACTCTCGTCCTGCTGTCAGCCAGGCAAGTGCTCCATCCTTGTATTCGCCCACTCCGAGGTTCATCTGTAGCTGGCAGAACCAATGTTTCGGAAGGTCGTCTGCATCTATCTGCATCTGCGTAGTCTTGCACTCGAGGATGCTCTTGCTCGCTTCGTTGTGCGTTGCCCCGGTTCTCCAGAAGGTGCGGTCAGGACTTACTCTCAGATACGGAGTATCGGTGTTCGTGATGGTGTAGTCGTCAGTCGATGCCTTGATGATGTGGCAGTGGCTCTCTCGCTTGAAGAACTGCGCCACGGCATCCTCCAGCAGGTGTCCTGCAACCATCGCAAAGTTCTCCACCTTTGGTGGGTCGATGCCCTTCTTGCGTCTCCACAGCTGATATGGTGTTTCCCATGGGTTCAGTCCCAGTACTGTGCCTGCCTCTGATGCACCTATTCCCTTTGAGCGGTTCTGCAACCACTCCTCTCTGCTTTTGTATTTGATTATCTGTTTCATTGTCTGAATGTTTTTATTTATCAAAAAAGAATTTTCTAGCTGCTGTAATAACGACCGAGCGAAGGAATTCCTCCTTTTGCATTGTTTGACCAATTCCGCTTGCGAGGGAATTGGCTTTACCGTGGTAGGAAATATGTAAATCGTAACTTTGGTTTCCGTCTTCGTCTACATCTCCAGTCGGCTCTATTGCAACAAGCAGATAGTTTCTTTCTTGCTCGTCTTCCTCTGCCCATGCCTTGAAACCATCTGCGGTTCTGCTAAAGTACTTGTCGATGGTGCTCTTGTGTTTCTGTTTGTTTTCTTTTTCTGCCATAATTTTTACTGAATGTTTAAAAGTTGCCGCAGGTTCCCTATAATCTGGTCAGGTTCCCACCCTGAAGGTTGCCCTGCGGCTAATTGGGAAACGCTATAACATTATAATATAAACTACTTTTTCGCTGCTGTGCCAGTCTTGCCTTGGCTGCGGTTCATTGCCTTCTGCGCCTTATTCTTGGCATCATCGGCTGCTGCCTGCGCCTGCTGTGCGATTGCGTCCTGCTGCTTTGGCTTCTTGAAGGTCTCCTCTACTGTGGTCGTACCTTCCTTGATGGCGTTGTACACACCGGCCAGCTTCTGAATATCCTCTGCCGTGACTTCCTCGGCTGATTTCTTGCCAAGGTATTCCAGCAGCATAAGGTCTGTTACCTGGTACACTTGGAAGCAGGCTACGCAGCTCTTCCACTGGCTCTGTACGCCAGTCTGCTTGATGTGCTCGAGTGCCTTTGCCTGCACTTCCTTCACCACGCTTGCAATTAAGACCTGCGGCACGACCTTGCAGATTGCGTTACGTTGAGCAATGGCAACTGCCGCATTGCCAACCACCACCTGCATATCCTGCGAGTAGGTGTAGCCCTTCGAGGTCAGAATGCTTCGCTTTACTTCGGTAGAGTATGCAACGTTGCTCTCTAGGTCATGGCATACGCCTTGTGCCGTGATGGTCTTGCCATCGTTTGCGATGATGCGGCCAGCGATGCGCAGGTTCTTCCAGCAGGCGGAAATGATTTCCGTAAACCTGACGCTAGGACCCTCGATTACTGTTGTCTTTCCGTTCTTGTCCGTGCGCTCCAGATGATAGAAGCAGTTGTAGGCTACATCATCGTCCATGGCTGCTAATGCTACCATGTTCTTCTTGCATTGCATGATGTCTCTCGGGAACTTGTGCGCTGTTGCAATCTGTCCGTCAATCTCCGAGCGGTTGATAGCTTCCAGCATTTCGCCACCGCTTACTTGAATAATTTCATTTTCCATAATTCGTTCTTTTTATTGTTCGACTTATTGTTCATTAACTCTAGTGGAAGGCTGGGGATTCGAACCCCAGTTGACTGCCAAAACTTACCCCCCCCCTTGCCAGCTGCCGAGGGATGCCCTTCCGTTGCAGGGCGCACGCTGTCGTTTCCGCATATTGCATGGTAAAAACAACTAATTTTAGATAACCTTGAAAAATGAGTTTTGCGTGCACCCTTTGCCCTGCCGCTGCAGGGAGCCATATAATAATTGTTTAACATCGTAATCAAACCAGTTGAGCCATAAGGCTGTCGAGCCTGCTTTCTTCGAAGGCGTCCATCGGGTCTTGGTCTGCGTATTGGCTGTTCTCTTCCAGCCAGTCGTCCATCACGTCTTGATAGTTGACGCAACCCTCGATAGCTTCCTCCAGCCGCTCGCTGTCGTTGTTGTTATTCTTGTGCGAAACGACCGCTGTGTTTCCGGTTCTGTCGCACCAGACTGAAATGTCGCCTGCCGTGGTCTTGATGTCTACCCTTGCAACCGCTGGTCGCTGTGGTTCACGGTCTAGCTCCAGCCAGATGGCATCGTACATCTTCTTCCTGCAATTCTCTATTATCTTCTTCATTCGTTTCCTCCTCTCTTATTGAATATGTAACTTTGGAAGGTCTCACGGCACGACTTCAATACCTCGTTGTCGCCAATTCCGTCCACTGGTATGAGCGGTATGTTATCCAGTGCCACGCAAAGGTTGCCTTTAAACTCTCTGTACTGGATTCTTCGCTCTGCCTCCAAATAGCACTTGTTGTTCAGTTCGCATTGCTTTCTGGTCTTGCGGTTCGCCTTCCAGTTAGTGATAAGCCAGCAGATGTCTGTGTACTTCACGATCATCCTGCGCATATTGATTGATAACTTGCTCATAGGGCAATCCTCCAGACTTTTTTAATCTCGCTGCCCTCGAAAACCTTGCGGTTGTCGATTCTGCGGAACTTGACCTTAATCTTACCAGCCTGCAACCATCTGCGCAGGGTGTTGCGATGGATGCCCAATACCTTGCAGGTTTCTGTCATGGTGTATCTGCCTGCGTCTGCTACCTTTGGTTCTTCGTTCGTCATAACTAAGCCCTCCAAAAGATTAAAGTTACTAATACGATGGCAACTGCCAGGCTTATTACTTCGTCACTTGTGATAATCTCGATAAACTTCTTCATACGCTCTGAATGTTTAATGGTTCCACTTGATTACTTGTGCACGGCTGCACGTCTCTTCTTTGGTGTTATCAATCCAGCCTTGATGAGGATAACACGCACGTTTTGCTGGGTGCAACCAACACGCTGTGATACTGCGAGCATAATTCTGCTGTCTGAGGTCTCTGCAGGTGCTTTTGCTCGGAAATCTGCAAACATCGCTATGATGTTCTTCTTTCTTTCGTCCTGCTGCTTCTGCAACGGTGTTCGAAAATCATAATTAAAATTTTCTCCCATTTTATTTGTATTTTAAATTATTTTCTTTATCTTTGCAAATGAGTTTTTAAACTCGTTTCTGAAATCGTTTGCAAAAATAAAACAAATATTTTAGATTACAAAACATTTGATAGTAGTTTTAATATTAATTTAATTTTATTTAATTTTGTTTTAATATGAACGGAGAAGAACTAAAACAATATATAAAACGCTCGGGAATGTCCGTTGCCGCTGTTGCTGATGAGTTAGGAACTAGCCCTCAGAACTTGAATGCGAAGTTTAATCGCAAGTCTATAAAGATAGATTTCTTTCAAAAGATAAAGGAAATCATCGATAGATGTGCCCCTCCACTCCCTGCTGAGATGGAAGCGGCTGTTATCGGTTCAAACGTCAATGGCTCGAACAGTTCCAATGTCTCCCAGTCGCTTGCTGGCGATGCTGCCTTGGCTGCTGAGAATAAACTGCTGCGAGAACAGAATGAGTTCCTGCAAAGTCAAGTTAAAACGCTGCTTGCAATTGTCGGGCAAAGATAAAAATCATTAACTATATTTTAAGCAAAGATGAAAGATGAGGATTTCATAGAGCGGAAGGAGAAGATTCTTCTTGCCGCCCTCGGGAAAAGCTGGCTATGGAAAGCCAGCAGGCTGATAATAGGTACATCCCTCCAGTGGGTGCGCTTGTAATGCTGATTCACTGTTCCCTGCTCTCCATGGGCTATAGGGCAAAACTCACAGAGTGGATATTCGACTGCTCGCTGTTCGGGTTCATCGCCTGGATCATTTGCAGTCTAGCCTATGGGTTCTGCTGGGTGCATAGAGCGTTCGCTACCTACGGAGTGCTGATTTCTTTCTGCATCGACTTCCAGCGTTCTTTCGGGTTCGGGGTTTTTCGCCAGCCGCTCCACCTGCTGATGGTCGCCCTAGGGCTGCTGCTCTTCTTCGTCTTCATCAAGAAAAAGGCTTGGAATGAGTTCTACGACAGAAATATTAATCATTTAAATAAATAGCGTATGGGAAGTTTCATTAATGGACTGGCAAAGGGTTTCGTTCGCTCTGCTGTCAATCAGGTAGGAAGGGATGCTGGTCGTGTTGTCAGCAATAACATCTATGGCGATGCTCACTCTATACCGCACCGGAATGTTTCCGCTGGTGGTGCTGGTCGTGTTTCCAGCGTTGGAAAGGTAGAGAATGAGGAAACTGTAATCATCGAGCCTTCGGAAGGAAAAGCTATTGCTTGGTGCGTGGTTGCTCTCTTCTTCAATTTCCTTGGTGCAGTCATCCTTCTTGTCGTTGGCTACAGAAAACTGAAAAACAAATACGTTGCAAGTGCTTGGCTTTATGAATCCCAGGCGGTCTATGTCGCTGATGGTCGCTATAAGGCTGGGGAGCGTTATGATGGTCACCAGTTAAGCAGACGAAAGATAGAGGTTTCTGCTGATGAGTTCATGATTGAGAAGAATGAGAAAATTGCAAAGATATATCTATACGCTGGCTTTGCAATCTTAATTTGTTGTTTATTTGTTACAATTGCATCGATATGAAAAAGATAATAATGCTTTTTGCGCTTGCGCTCATGTGTGTGTATGTGCGTGCGCAACATACGGTTTACTGCGAGATAATACAATTTAATACTGGAACTCCAAAGGCTCTCATTGCTGTTGATTTCGGAAATAAGGGAGCGGATGAGATAGTCGATGAAAATGGAAAGAAGGTAAAGTTCAAATCATCGGTTGATGCGCTTTCATACTTTGAGAAACTGGGATGGTCTGTTGTGTCCGCTTACTCTGTTGTAGCATACAATGGATTGGCAAACGTTCCAACGGTTCATTATCTGCTGCAAAAGAAAGTTGCTTCATACGATGAGAAAATGGACGGAATCCGTACAAAGAAAAGCGAGCCAAAAAAGAAAATAAACCTTGGCGATGATGGGTACTTTGAATAACCTTCTCGCCTACGAGGAATACCTGCCAGTTCTCACCCCTTCCGATGTGGATCTGCTGCTGGCTTCTCGCCCAACGCTGGCTCAGTTGCAAGACTGGTCGCAAAGATTGAATAATCACCGGGCAAGGCTGGAAAACGTTTTCAGTCGTGCCTATCAAAAACAGAAAGATTATGGAAGATAAAAATCTGATGTCCGCTGATGTGGATATAGTAGTTCGTTTCTTCTCTGCCATTGACCGCCTGAAGGCTGATGGTTGCATTGGCGGTCTGAAGACAATAACCGACCGGTATGGTCTCAACCGCTGGAACATCATGTCCCTGCGAGACGAGCCTGCCGAGTACTACGGTCGTTTCCGTCCGTCTTGGGTTCAGTTCTTAGTCCGTGACTACCACATCAACCCATACTGGCTGCTCCTTGGCTCGGGAGAGTTCTATGCGACTGGCTTCACGCCCGAAATCGTGAAAAACCTGAATAAAAACTGCACAAGAAAAAAGCAGTCTGCATAAGTTTTTAATTTTCAATTATTTAGAACATACGTTATGATTTTAAGTACAACTCCAACCATAGAAGGTCATCCTATCCGCGAATACCGTGGCGTAGTGACCGGCGAAACCATCATCGGTACCAACTTTGTAA